ACTTTTGATCCGCTCGTCGATAATCCGCTGGATGCGCGCGTCGGCCTTCACCTCGTCTTCCTCGCGCTTCTTTTTCTTCTCCTTCTCGGACTCCTCGGACTCGTCGTCCTTTTTCTCTTCCTTCTTCTCGCCCTCTTCCTCTTTCTTCTTGGATTCCTCGTCCTCCGCGTCCTTGCGCGCCTTCATCCGGTCACGTCGAGCATTGCGCGCCTTGTCGGTGGCGGTCGTCTCATCGTCACCGTCGCCCTCGTACTTCTTGCGCTCGGTGTCCTCTTCCGCATCGTCGCGAGCGCAGGCCTCAGGGTCCTTCTTCTTCCACTCCTCGTTCTCCGCATCCATGCGCGCCCGAGTATCGGCGCGGTAGCGCAGATCCTGCGCGTCCATGCGCGCCGTCAGAACGTTATTCTGCGCGATAACAGTCCCAAGGCTGGAGAGCAGCATATCGAGCTTCTCGGAGGGATCGGCCATAGATTCTAACCTTTCGCTATCATTACGAACGCCGGTCGGATCACCATCTTGATCCCATACGCCGAGTGGACAAATTGCGATGTGGTCCAGTAGGGTCGGCTTACCCTCTAGCAGTAATGTAGAGCCATCGTCAAGAGCTACTTTGCTTCCTGCAACATTTTTAAGTACGACAGAGGGTGAGGTGGACAATTGCTTGTCCTCCATCGCTCGCGCGGCGTTCTCATCGTAGATCTTTGCGATCCCCCACACCTCATCATCCTTGATGTAGGGGAGCATGATGGAGCCGATGGCCCGCGATGCGTACTCCTTGTGATCGAGCACTGCCTTCTCAGGGTGCTCCCAGATCACAGCCAACCCGTTGCACCGCGCCAGAAACTCATCATTCAGGTAAATGTCTGGGTCGCGCCAGACATGCTCTTTTAGTTGTGAGCGATACGACCTGCCGGTGCCAGTGATCCGTATGGCGAAGAGCCACACGTTATGATATTTCTGAGGACTAGTGAGCTGATCAGCGGCAATCGCCCGCGCGATGCCGAGCTCGTCCATCCGCAATCGTTGCAATGCGACAACGGCGCCGGGGTGGAGGGCGACGACCGAGCTAATGGAGGCGCTCAGATCAGATCCTCACTCGACAATGGCGTCATACCGATCGCCGTCATAAACTCATCGTCCAACAGTGGGGATCCATTGGCGACTGCGTCGCGTAACACATCGATCGCCGCCCGCTGCCTGGACGGAGGGATCATGAGGATGGTCGGCGTCTCACCAAACTTCTCGGCATATTCCTCGATCGCCTGCGAAAATTCATTGGTCACTTTTAAGGGCCACCTTCTCCAAAATTCTCTCAAAGGCTGCACACGACTTAGGGGCGATCGCGTGCAGCAGCGCATGAAATGTCTTACCGCGTTTACCCTGCGTCAAGCAAACGTAATTTGCAAACATTTCGGCGCAGGCTTTCTTCGGATCTCGTTCATAATACTCATTAGAATGTCCCCAGCCGACTGTATTCTTAGTCATTGCACCAAGAAAATCAGCGAACATTGCGACTTCATAATTATGATCACGAACTGTATCTCTGGCAGACTCACCGGAGATATCTGCACGATCAGCGTGAGCAGTTACGAGCGCTCGCAAACCGATCATCGATCCCCTAGTCATTCCTCCAAATGTCTTAATGACAATCTCCGCGTCCTTTTGACGATCCTTATCATAAGAAAACGACTTTGGCTGCATTCCGTCGTAGTCGATCGCGTGTCCATACTCATGACGCCACACTGTGTCTCGATCTTCCGAATTATAAGACGCATCCATGCGAATCTCATGATCAGATGGCGAATAGTGAGAAACTCGACTACCATCACCTATCTTAGTGACAGGGGTCTTACGCGCATTTTTCAACACATGCTTAAAGAGCGGAGTGGCGTCGTGCCACGCAGTCTCATGGTAGTCCTTTTCAGTCTCCGACTTGTTACTGATGGCCTCATGCAACGAGATAGAGGATGAGCGAATCTCCCAAATTCTGTTCTCGCGACTGTTTTTCGCCTTTTCCTGCATGGCACTGTGATCATCTGAGGTATCCGCCTGCTCGGCAAACGCCAGCACACGATCTCGCCATGTCTCGCCCTTTTTCAAACGATCCTTAGCCCCCGTTGAAAGTATCGAACGATACCTCTCATCGTCAGCATTCTGCAAGTCCAGCTCACGAACGGCGTCACGATAATCGTCGCCTCGTCCCTTATCGCCGCGATTAGAGGGCACCGCACGTCGTGCAGGCTCGGGCTTTTTCTCACTGACCGGGGGGGTGGGCTGGCCGCCGATCTTCCCCCGCTTAATGTCGCGCTCTACACGGCGGATGCCCTCCAGCCCGTGTATCTCAGCATCGACGTGGGCGAGATTCGCCTCGACTGTGCGACCCTGCGCGTGCAGATCCATGACGTTCTGATAACGCTTCACGGCCCGCGCGTGCGGGCGGCGAATCTCGTGCAGATCTACATACTTGTCGTATTGCGCCTGATGGTAGTCGCGGCCCGCCGTGGCGCCCTCGGCCGTGCGGGCGAACTTCCCATCCTGGTCGCGCGGATGATCGGCCTCTGTCCACGAGGTATCGTCATCCGATCGTGGCTCATCGTCATTGTCTTCGCCATACTCGTCTTCGTATGCCTCGTCCCTCGGATCGAAGCCGAGCATTTCGATCACGTCCTCAGGTGTCTCAATCTCCTCATCGTCTGGATCATCATCCACGTCCGGCTCGTCTCGCCAACTCATCGGCTCCTCATCAGCCGATCCGAAGTGCGCCTGCGGAAACTTGTCGGCATCCTCCTCCTCGACAGGAGGATCTTCCTCCTTGTCGTTGCGCAAGCCGAGGAGCGAGAGCCAGTCTTCGGTCATTCACCGATCTTCCACGCCGCGAACACGACAGGTGAGATATAGGACTGAAGCGCGATGACCGGGGTGTTTCCGAGTTTTTTCGACACCTGACCGGCGACCTCCATCACCGCTTTCTTGTATTCCTTCTCATCCTTTGGTTTCGGCATCGAATTTACTGCGTCGAGCGCAGTCTGTGTCCCCAGCCGTGTGCGTAGATCCTTTGTTTTGAAACTCCCGCCATCCATGCTGTGCGTGTGATCCAACAACTGTTTATCACTGACACTGAACAACTGCCCATCGGCCCCCGCCTTATTCGCACGATCAACGAGATTATTCGCAAGCTCCTTGTCGTCCACTCGCAGGCTCAGGTCCACACCCTTCTTGCCGGTGAACTTTAGGAACACGCCGTCCTCAGTCTGCACGACATGCTTGCCCTCCAATGTCGTGGCACCATAAGCCTTCACCTTTGCACCCGTGTCGGTTTCGCTGCCGGGGCGCACGCCCATCTTCATGATGAGATTGAGGCAGTCCGCCGCCTCCACCGCCTTGGGGTTATCCGACTTGCGAGCATTGTCGTTTTGCTCGACTATCGAATCGAACTTTGTCATAAGCTCGGAGATTCGACTGAACTTCGCCTCGGCCTGCGACGCAACGAACTTGGCTGAATAGACCGACTGCACGCGCCCCTTGGCGTCGCGGCCAACGGCCAGCAGCGAGGCATCCGGGTCCTCGCTATACTGCACGTCCTTCCACGCAGGAGGAAGCTTCAGTTTCTCGATGTGTGGTGGAAGAGGAAGACCAGCGGCGTTCACACGCTTGCCGTTGACAGTCTGCGCCTTGCTCAGACTATCACGAGACGTTCCCTTTTCGCCCTTGCCCCCGGACCCGCCGCCACCAGACGTGAACTTGCCGTCCTCATCGCGCGGGTGATCGGATTCTTCGAAGCCTGTGTCGTCTGAACGAAACGCACTCGTAATACTCCCCCATCCATCGCTTGGACCGGGGGGCAGGGGGGCCGGTAGGATCTCGCCAAGGATCTTTTCGGGGTCGCCCCACATGAAGGCGTCGTGCTCGCCGTTCAGCTTGGGAACGAATGGTTTCTTCACACGCTGAATAAAGGTCGTGTAGTCTACACCCTCCGCGCTGATCTGGCGAGTGAGCAGGATTCGTTTCCCCTCCGGCAGGAATCCCAGCTCCTCGATCGTCTCGCGCTCGGCAGTCTCCTCCGGCGTCTCACCTTCCTCGGTCGTTCCACCGGGAAAGCACCATGCTCCGGGGTAGTCGCTTCCATCGCCGCGCTTGAGAAGGAGAGCCTGACCGTCGTCTGTTATGAAAAGAATACCAGCGGCTTTCGTCACATTGATTTTTCTTTCAACAGACCTGACAAGAGGCTATACTCCATATAGCAGCAGTGGCAGGGCCATGACAAATGGAAAAGTTACGGACGATATTATTGACAACGAGTTTTCTGGTGATCGGCCAGTCGGCCTTCGCTCAGGGTGATCCGATCGTCGCCTGCACAGTGACGGACGGAAGGATCGACTACACGATCACCACTCGTCAGTCGACATGCGGCATTCTCGATATCATGCACGAGTGGATGACAAGTCGGCGTAAGACGATCGAGCAGTGCGCGATCGAGTTCCAGCCGAAGATGTCGCGCTACACGCCCGCCGTGCAGTTGTGTCACCTTGCGGCTGGCGGAGTGGCAATGCGATGAGATTCGTGTGGTTCACCCTCCTGTTCCTGTTCCACAGGGAGGTGCGAGAAATATTTCTGTTCCTATGGGGAATGTTTCTTGTCGAGCTGGCGAAGGTGATCTGGTTTCCGGAGGCTTGGTGATGATCAAAGACGCGGTGTTTATGGTGGTGCTGCTGACCATCTCAAATTTTGGTTGGCAATACATCGTCGGGGAATATAATTGGTCGAATGCGCTCGAACGCAGTTGGTTTCAAGCGTTCGCAATTCTCTTCGCATATATCGCATGGCGCGTCTAGGCCGCGTGTAGCTGCGCCCGCACCCGCTCCAGCTCACTTTTTCCCAGAGCGGTCACCATTCCATCTGGCAGTTTTCGTAACGAATAGAGCCACTGGTAGTAGCATCGGCAGTTCACTTCCTCACCCGGACGTGCAATATCGTCCGTGTACTCATGTCCATCGAGTTTCATCAACCGGCGCTGCATCGCCCAATTATCACGCACGGCATACACGACACCGTCGCGTTCCTTGTGATCCCTTCGGAAGTTATAGTTCACCTGCTTCCAGTGCGAGTGCCATATCCCGGCGATCGCCCCCTGATCATCGGCGATGATCTCCGACAGCGCGGCGGTGAACTTGTGTCCCTGGTCGATCGCCACACGACGCTCGATAAACGACATACCAGACAACGACTTTTTGACCGAAAGCTTCGCCGCTCGCCTTCCGGTCGCATCAGTTCCACCATCAGGGATGGAGGTTGCCCACCCGCTGAAGCGACGGAGCGTGCGCTCGATTGCCTCATCGCGATTCAGCTTGATCAGTTGCGCAGACGCCATGATTCTTCGGTCGAGCTCGGCCCGCAACCGGGGGGCAACCCGCTGGATCGTGAACTGATCAATGCCGGAATGGTGCCGCAGCAGCACACCGCCATCAACCTGTTTCGTGTAGATCGCCTTAAATGTGCGCTTCAGACCCTCGGTCAGCTTCGACTCGCTCACCATCGATCGTTGCGCGGCCATTCGTATTCGTTGCATCCACTGGTTGACTCGTTCGATGGAATCGAACCCGTTCGCCAGCATATCGTCAATGGCGGCGGACACTGTCTCCTGGAAGCCGAGTTTATCGGTGTAGGTGACCATTACGGTGTCGCACTCACTGCCGCGACAGCGGGCGCGTAGTAGCTCGGCCACCGACTGGCGTCGGGCTTCCCAGGGTTCCACGTATCCGTGTAATAACGATACGCCGCCGCACTGTCTGGCACGGCGGGCAGCGGCTTGGCGTTCGCCCAATAGTTCAGACGCGCAATGATCGCCGCCAGTAGATCACCGTATATGATTGCCTGATAAACGGTCGATGGATCGTGGCCGACATGAAGTGCGTCGCACATCGCACGCGCCCATGGTCCGACGATATCGTGACGCATGACACCCGTGACACCTCCGCCGTGCGTAATACTACCCAGTTCAAACTGCCAGAAGCCATGCGCTGGCCCGCCCCCGCCCTGGATACGTGCGCTCCAATTCGACTCCTGGCCGCTCGTAGCGAGCAACTGGACTCGTGCAGAGGTCGAGTTAAACGATCGCCCGAGTGTCTCGCCCATGAGCGCCAGCGCGGGGTCGATCGCATATCGTAGCATTCGTTGCGGGAGCATGCTCACCTTCTGGGTGGAGGGGTGAAGTAGACAAGAACTATGAGCGCAATGAATCCGATGCCAAAGACCAATGGAATTCCGAGAATAATATACCACACCAGATCACTGACCACTGGTGACATCAATCGGCTGCGAGTTTATCTGGCACAATTTTCGGTTTCGGCGGACCACTCGGCGCCCCGCCCGCACCCTCCGCATCATCCTCCCCCGACTGACCCTGTTGGAGCATGGCGTTCTCCTGTTGAGTCTGCTGCTCCTCGGCAAACGCCAGCGCCGCCTCGAAGTCGAGATCGAGCGGAGTCGTGAACATGACCTTATTCGCGTTGATGTTATCGGCGCCCCACTCCATCAGCTTAACTTTGTTCTCTGGGTCGAGGAGCGGTGCGTAGGTCGTTACAGCCGAAATGATTCCCTTCAGCTTCACGTCGTCGGTCTTCACCTTCTCGCTGTCGGGTTCTTTAAGCAACGAGGGCCATGAGGCCTCGAACGAATTTGTCCACTCGGAGAAAGCCGTCTCATACGGAACTTTGCCATACTCGTCTGGAAACTCGGACTGGATCGCCGCGTAGAAATCCCTGTTCCACGCACGGTATTGCACGATCTTGTCAAAGAATGTGTAGAGTGGCTGAAGATCGATGCGCGTCTTATCGACATACTGTGCAACGGCCTTTGAGTCCTCGGCTCCCTCGCCAAATCCCTGTCCGGCGAACGTTTCGTTGTTGAGCATCTGCGCGGGCATGTCGTCCGCCGCTGCGATGTTTTCGAGTATGCTCGCCTTCGCGCGTGTCATGGGTCCATCGACGTTCTGCATATTGATGGTGGATACATCGTCCTCTGGACCGATACTGATCACGTTGTAGGTCTCGGCCTCCTTCAACACGTCGCGCTTCTGACCGAACATGCTCTGCATCACGCCGTCTATTATGCTGCCCACCTGCTTGATCTTGGCTATCAACACCCCGATCTTGGTGGCGACCATGTCGTCAGCGATCATTGTCTTGATGAAACTTTTCATCGGATACAGCGCACGCTGGTAGACAGATCGACCGACATAGCCGAATGACGAAACGGTGTAGCCGAGGTAGATCGGCTGCTCGTTCATCATCACCACGACTCGGCTGGCGTTGAACTGTTTCCCACCGACAACGACCGGGCGAGGCTTCAAAAAGTCGTAGGACAGTGGGCTCTGCTGGCTCACCATCGATCCGGCAACGTTCAGTGGATCATAGACGTTGAACACGATGTCGGCGCCGTAGAGCGTCGAGAAATCAAGCGGCTCGCCCGCGTCAACTTCCCCTCCGTCGGTGTCTCTCGACAACACGACAATGGCCGAAACACCATATATTCGTGCAAGACGAGCTGTCATACCGATGTATTGCGTGGCGCCGAGGGCCTTCCACTCCTTAACGAAACGCTCTCGTAACTTCTCCTCAGGTCCTTTCGGTATTGTAATGTCGCGTTCCTGCGACTGCGCCATCCGGATCGGCTTGTCCACCATCTTGCCGCCGAGCGGATGGTAGAGGTATATTTGTTTGCAAAGCTGATACGATACATCACTCCCCGGCATTATATCGTCGGCCATCAACAGCTCTTTGAAGAACGTCGTTGGCTGAGCGCCGATGATGCCGAGATTCGCCATCAGCCGTGACCGGGGGGCTTGGCCGGACTCGGTGGATCAGCCATGTCCACCAGACTGTGACCAGAGCCGAGGCCGCGCACCGTCGACAGGTGATCGTCCACCAGTAATCGTTGCGTAGACGTTAGCCTGAGGCCGACGCTGTTCAGCAGGCGGTGCATGTCTTTCTCGCCGATGTGTATGTTGTTGTCCCTCAGTACGCCGCACAGGATCGATACGGGATCGGTCTTATCCATTACGAAATCCTCACTTGTCGATCGAGCACGTCCAAGGCCTCCTTCGCCATGGCGATCTCGGTTTCGTTGTACACCGGACACTTCATTCTCCGATGCTCGCTCGGTGTCGTTTGATCTGCGCGATCGATAAGCAGGCGAATGGCAAAGATGGCCTCGGCATGGGTCATCAAAACCCCTCCGAATTGCCGAGAGCGATTGCGACACCGTAACAAAATGTGTCGAGCAGATCGTCTTTCTTATTGTCGACACCGAGTCTGAAGCCGAACACCTGCTTCACCATGTGATTCGCCGTGTCTCCCTTATACTCGGTCACCTTATTGTAGGCCTCGTCTGCAATCTTCACATCACCCTTTTCGGTGTAGTTCGATGCGTTGATGGCACGACCATCCTTCCCCTTCGACGTCAGCAGGCTGTCGATGCTGTGGACTATACCGTGCGCCGACCCCTGTTGAATGAGCACGGTCCCGCTGTTCTTATCCTCGATCCACAGGCCAAGTGATCCCATCCGTGCGCCACATCGCTTGGCGAGTGTCTGCAACCGATCAAACACGCCCGGTATTTTCTCCTGTAGAAACGCGCCCTTGATCTGGAATATGTCCCAGTCGAGCACGACGAGCCTATAGCCGACGTGGCGATTAATTGCGAAATACTTGACTGCCGATCCGTCGTGCTGAGCGCCGTCTTTCGACGCCGTGTCCATCACTGCGAAGACCGCGTCGCACGTGGTCGGCATCATCACCGGCTGATTATTTACCAGACATTTCGCAACGTCGAAAAACGCCGAGCCGTGCGGCTGCGGGTTCTGGCTGTAGAGCGATTGGAAATTGTGATCACCAATTGCGAGCCGAATCGCCTCCAGTGCGCTCCCGTCGTATCGCTCGGGCCACAACGCAGCACCGGGGGGCCTCCCGAGCAGATCATGGGCCTGTGCAAAAGCCGGTAGATCCACAATCTCCCACTGATCCTTGCCGTTTTTCATCTCTTCGAGCAGCCGACCGGCGAGATCCTCCGGATGCCAGCGCGTCATTGTCAAGATTATCGCGGCCTGTGGCATAAGGCGAGTGTATGCGGTCGCCTGATACCAGTCCCACGTCGATTGGCGAATCGACTCAGACTCGGCCTCCGCCTTGTCCTTC